AGCTGCCGCCTGACGAGTGGGCGCGCGAACACAGAATCTATCCCGAGACCTCAGGGCTTCCGGGGCCGCGTGATCCTGCAATCACGCCCTACATCGTTCCGGTCGAGCGGGCGGTCCATGCCGGCAGCCACAAGCGTGTGGTGATGGTGTGCGGCGCCCAGATGGGAAAAACTGACGGGCTGTTGGATATCATGGGCGCCCGCCTCGACCAGCGCCCGGCGCCGATCCTTTACGTCGGCCCGATCAGGGACTTTCTGACCGACCAGTTCGAGCCGCGGTTGATGAGCCTGCTCGACGAGGCCGAGACGCTCTCGGCCAAAGTCGTTCGTGGCAAGCGGATGAAGAAGACGCTGAAGATTGTCGCCGGTGTGCCGGTACGGCTGGCGCATGCAGGATCTTCGGCGGCCTTGAAGTCGAGTCCGGCGGCGCTGGCGCTGGTCGATGAGTACGATGAGATGCTGGCCAACGTGAAGGGGCAGGGCGACCCATTGGGCCTCGTTGAAGCCCGCGGCGAAACCTACGCCGACTTCGTCACCGCCATTACGTCTACGCCGTCGCGCGGCCTCATCGAAACCGAACTCGACGAAAGGAGTGGTCTTCGCTTCTGGAAGCCAGCGGAATCCGACGCTGTCGAGAGTGCCATCTGGAAGCTCTGGCAGTCCGGCACACGGCATCATTTCTGCTGGCCGTGCCTGCACTGCGACAAATACTTCGTGCCGCGCTTCGAGCAGATGCGCTGGCCGGAGAATGCCACGCCGGCGGAAGCCGCCAGATCTGCGCAGCTACAGTGTCCCCATTGCGGCGGGCTGCATCAGGATGCCGACAAGCAGGAGATGAACGCCCGCGGGCTCTATGTGGCGCAGGGGCAATGGGTGGAAGAGGGGGAAGTCCGGGGCGAACCGCCCGAAAATGCGGTGGTCAGTTTCTGGGCCAGCGGGCTTGCCAGCCCCTTCGTCACCTGGGGCACCCGGATCGAGCGTTATGTCCGCGCCCTTGCTTCCGGCGATCCCGACCAGGTGCAGACGGCGCTCAATGCCGGGTTCGGCGAATGCTTTACACCGGCGACGGGTCGGGATGCCCTCGACTGGCAGGAGATCCTGCAGCGTCGCGAACCTTACCGCATGAAGGAGGTACCGGGCGGCGTCCTGCGATTGGGGATGGGCGTCGATGTCCAGAAGCTGTCCTTATACTACACGATCCGCGGCTTCGGTGCGCGGGGTCGTTCATGGCTCATCGACCGTGGCCAGCTTTACGGTCCTACCGATGACGATGAAGTTTGGAACGCACTGGCCGACCTGATGCTCACGCCCATCGCTGGACTGCAGATCGAGCGGGTCTTCGTCGACTCCGGCTTCCGGCCGAACAAGCCCGATGCAGGCGACGAACACAAGGTCTATGAGTTCACGAGGCGCTATCCGTGGCTGGTCTCTCCCACCAAGGGCCGTGCGACAATGTCGCCGCCCTACCGCGTGTCGAAGATCGAGGTGACAGCCAAAGGCAAGAAGGCGACCTATTCGATCGATCTCGTCTGGCTTTCGACGGACTTCTTCAAGTCGCTGCTGGTATCGCGGATCCGGACGCCGCTCGATCAGCCGGGCTCCTTCATCGTGCCCGACGACATCGACGAGGATTACGCCAAGCAGCTCGTCTCTGAAGTCCGCGTCGTGGACGGAGCAACCGGCAAGCCGCAGTGGGTGCAGAAGTCTCGCGCCAACCACTATCTCGACTGCGAGGCGCTCGCCATGGCCATCGGCTACTCGCTGAACGTCCAGCGAATTCCGGACGGGGTGCTGCGGGAAGATCGGGCTGGTGATTCCACAACAGTGGCCAATGGCGAGGAAGTCCCCGAGACGGAAACATCATCGGCAAGAGCGGTTCCCGCCCTCGCGGCAGCGGCGATGCCGGATCTGCGCTCGCGTTTTGCAGGGCTGTCGTCACGATTGAACAGGTGACCTGATGGGCATGATGGACCGGGTGAGGGATTGGCTGGCGCCGTCCCGCCCAAGGTCCGTCACGCCGCCGCCCATGCGCAGCGACTTCATGCGCGGCAATCGCGGCGTAGTGTTCGGCGGCTGGCGACCTGCCTTGCGGGAAGCCTCAGACGATGTCGGAGCCTCCTGGGATCTGGCTGCGGCGCGCACCATCGATCTGATCCAGAATTCCGGGTGGATGGCTGGAGCCATCGACCAGGCGGTCGCCAATACGGTGGGTACTGGCCTTCGTCTCAAGGCCATGCCGGAAAACGACCTGTTCGGCATGAGCAATGCCGAGGCTGAAACCTGGGCGCAGACGGTCGAGCAGCGCTGGAGCCTCTGGGCCGACAAACCCTACGAGTGCGATATCGAGGGCAGGCGTTCCTTCGGCCTCTTGCAGGCCGCGGCCTTCCGCTCCTGGTTCGCCACCGGCGAGATGTGGGCCGAGATCCCCTGGCGGGAACGCCCGGGTGGGCGTTACGGCACCAAGGTGAGGCTCATTCCGCCGCATCGTGTGGTCCGCCGCAATGATCCGGCCCGCAGTATCGTCCAGGGCGTGCGCATGGATTGGGACGGGATGCCTGTCTCCTATATCGCCACCCGGAAGGATGCAGCACTCGGCACCGTCGAATTCGAAGTATCGGCCCGGGACAATCTGGGTCGCACGCGCGTCATCCACGTCTTCGACGGCATGCCGGGTCAGGTACGGGGAATCTCGCCGCTGACGCCGGCGCTGCAGGTGGCGCGTCAGTTCGACCAGCTCTCCGACGCCACGCTGACGGCGGCGATCCTGCAGACGGTGTTCGCGGCATCGATCACTTCGGACGAGCCGACCGAGGAGGTGCTGCAAGGTCTGCTGACGCCGCAGGAACAGGCGCGGCTCTCGGCCAGCGGCATCTCGGCGTGGGACGCCTACATCCAGGCCCAGTCGGGCTGGTACGACAACGCCACCATCAATCTCGGCATCAATGGCCGGATTGCCCATCTCTTTCCGGGCCAGAAGCTCGAGCTTCACCGCGCCCAGCACCCGCATTCGGATTACCGGGACTTCGCCGCGCACCTGCTCCGGGAACTCGCCCGCTGCATGGGGCTCACCTATGAGAGCGCCACGGCAGACTATACCAACGCCACCTATTCCAGCGTGCGCATGGCATCGGGCGAGATCTTCCAGATCACGCTCTACCGCCGCGCCCATATTCTCGGACCATTCTGCACCGCAGTCTACGAGGCCTGGCTCGAAGAGGAGATCGCCAGGGGTGGTATTCCGTTTCCGGGTGGCCTCGACGGCTTCGTGGCCAACCGCTCGGCAGCGTCCCGCGCCATCTGGCGGGGAGCGCCGAAGCCGCAGGCGGACGATCTCAAGATGGCCAAGGCCCACGAGATCTGGTGCCGGCTCGGCGTCATGACCGATGCGGCGATCGCCGAGGACTTGGGCCACGACATCGAGGACGTCTACGCGCAGCGCGCCCGCGAGAAGGCACTGCGAGCGACCTACGGTCTCCCCGACCATCAGTACCAGGGCATCACCACGCCCTCGGGCAGCGACCCCGCAAACGACCAGAGCGGAGATCAACCGGATCCATGACCATCATCACCGATTATGCCGATCCGTGCGCAGTGCTGCCGCGGATTCGCGAAGCCTATTACGCGCTGCTCGAGGGGAGGCGCCCTGAGCTCGTCGAATTCGACGCCGGCAACGGCGTCAGGCGCAAGGTCCAGTACGGCAAGACCGATCTCGGTGCACTCCGTGCCGAACTCTCGCGTCTGGAGAGCTTCTGCGGTCGTACGGGGGGCCTCCGACAGCGGTTCGGGCTGCGGGCGGGAGGCTACTGATGTCGGGACAGCTCCTGCGCCTCAGCCATCGGCTCCTCAATACCCCGCTCCTCATTCACCCCGCCAAGGCCGATATTATCCTGCGAGCCCTGAGCGGCCGGATCGGTCTCGATGCTTCGCCGTTCGAGGCAGAAGAGGGATTGGATGCACCGGACGCCAGCCGCTTCGTGGGGTCTGTCCGCCGCGCCGACGGCACCACTTCGATGACCCGCATGGCCGACGGCATCGCACTCATCCCGGTGCTCGACACGCTGGTGAACCGCGGTGCCTGGCTCGACAGCCGGTCCGGCCTGACAAGCTACGAAGGACTGGCAGCCCAGATTCGGGCGGCGGCCTCCGACCCGGAGATCAGGTCGATCCTGCTCGATATCTCTTCTCCCGGCGGTGAGGCCGCCGGTATGGCGAGCTTGGCCGATCTGATCCGGCAGGTCCGCGACACGAAGCCGGTCACCGCCCTCGTCAACGACATGGCGGCGTCTGCCGCCTATGGCATCGCCAGCGCCGCGAGCGAAATCGTCATCTCGCCGACCTCGATCGCGGGCTCCATCGGTGTCGTCATGCTGCATGCCGATCGCTCCGGGGAACTTGCAGCCCAGGGCGTGAAGCCAACGCTGATCTTCGCCGGAAGCCACAAGGTCGACGGCAACCCTTTCGAACCCCTGTCGGACGCCGTTCGTGCCGACCTGCAGGCCAGTGTCGATGCGCATTACCGCCAGTTCCTCGACACGGTGGGGCAAGGCCGCGGCCGGAAGCTGACTGCCGACATGGCGCGCGCCACGGAGGCCCGCACCTTCATCGGCATGGAGGCCATCTCGCTCGGTCTCGCAGACCGCATCGCCAGCTTCGACGAAGTGCTGGCCTCACTTTCACAGACCACCCGCCCGTCCGGG